CAGTCACAACTAACTCGTAAAAATAAACTTCAATCAAATCAACGGGGAATTCATAGTTCCCCACCGTATATATAAACCCTGAAGGGGTAGTAAATGGCAAAGCCGTTGAATAAGCATCAAAAGGAACTATTGAAAGCCATAACCCAAAAACTAAGAAGGGAAACGGCTTTAGAATACATATCACTTGGCTATGCAAATCAAACGCAAGCATATATTAACGCTTGTGAGTCAATGGGGCGTGAACCATCAAAAAATCCAAAAGTATCAGCGAGTGAAATCCTAACATATCCTAACGTTATGGAATTTATCGATAGCGTTAAGATGGTTAATGCTGAAGAATGCAATGTAAGCGCTAAATACGTGCTAAAAAGACTCGTAGAGATAGACTCGCTAGACGTGATAGATATTCTTGATAATACTGGTAATATTATGGCTATACGTGATTGGCCAAAAGCATGGAGAACATCGATAAGCGGTTTAGATGTTCAAGATATGCTTAGTGGTGACACTGAATCAGTGATAAAAAAAATAAAATGGCCCGATAAACTAAAGAACTTAGAGTTACTAGGCAAGCATGTTGAAATTAAAGCATGGGGAAATGAAGAAGAAAAGCCTCCTACTGGTGATATCACTATTAACTTTGTTGATGCAGTAAAACCTAGTGAAGATTGATATTCCTCTAACGGGGCCACAAAAAGAGTTTTGCCAAACAGCTCATCAATTCCCTGCAATAATAGGCGGGTTAGGGTCTGGAAAGTCTAGGGGTGGAACAATGAGGGCAATATTAAAGCTGCTTGAAAACAGGGGTTTAAATGTTGGCTACTACATGCCTAGTTACGACCTACTCAAGTTAAGAGCTATGCCCGGCGTTGAGGAAGATTTGCAAATGCTAGGATTATCATTTACAGCAAATAAAACAGATTATTCTATTGTTGTTTCTGGGTACGGCAAGATAATATTTAGATCATACGATAGACCGGAAAGAATCGTGGCTTATGAAACTGCGGATTCTATTGTAGATGAGCTTGATACTTTGGCAAAAGTTAAAGCGTCGCTTGTTTGGCGTAAGATAACCGAGCGAAACAGGCAAAAGAAAGCCAATAATCAACTAAATACTATTGCTTGCGTAACAACACCAGATCAGGGCTATTCTGGTTTTATATATGAAAAGTGGTATAAGAGAAAGCAAAAGGGCTACCATGTAATTAAAGCTCCAACTTATTCAAACCCTTATCTCCCTGATGGTTATATTGAGCAAATACGTGCAAACTACGATCCGTTGCTTGCCGACATGTATATTGAAGGTGAGATTGTAAACCTAACGGATAAAAAGGTTTATCATTTCTTTGATAGAACAAAGCACCATACGGACAGGATTAGAGAGCAAGGAGATACCCTGCACATAACAATAGATTTTAATATTGGTGGTTGCTGTTCAAATGTATACGTACTTGAAGGTAAAACGCCAAAGGCGATTGATGAGTTTGTTAGTCATGATACTTACGATTTTGTAAACAATATGATCAAGTATAAAGATCATAACGTAACGGTTTACCCTGATGCATCAGGCAGCTCAGGCAGCACCAATGCAGTAGCAACAGACTTGGATATAATAAGGCGAGCTGGTTATCGTATAGACGCACCAAAAGCAAATCCTTTTGTGAGGGACAGAATAAACTGCGTTAACGCTAAAATAAGTCACGGTGAATTACTGGTTAACACGCTGTTATGCCCTGAACTATCAACAGCATTAGAGCAACAAGGATATAATGACAAAGGTGAGCCAGAGAAGTTCAAGGAGCATCCGTCGATAGATGATTGGAATGATGCCACAGGGTATTTTATACACAGAAAATTCCCGATCGTTAGAAGCAATACACACGTACAGCAACTAATCGTATAATAATGTATAATGATAAAAAATCATCGGTTAAGCCGATATAACAACTAATTTAAGGCTTACCATGTCAACAGACGTATCAGAACAGAGAGAAGAATACACGGAGCTATTACCGTATCAATTAGCTAATCGTGCAGCGGTTCAAGGTCAACGAGCTATCAAAAAAGGCGGCACTAAGTTTTTAATGCCACTTGCATCTATGATGTGTTCAACTTCTTACAATGCTGATGGTATTGCAAGAATTGAGCACTCGACCACTTTAACGGCAGAGGGTAAAAATAAGTATGACAAGTATTTACACAATGCTTACTTTTACGGCGCATCAGGCCGAACGGTCACGGGCTTGTCAGGGTTGATATTCGCAAAGACTCCACAAGTAAAGTTACCTAACCAAATTGATTACTTTAAAGAGAATGTCGACGGCAAAGGCAAATCATTAAATGATTTTGCTAGTGAATTGGTAAATGATGCTTTTCAATCTGTCTGGTCGGGCGTGTTAGTGGCAAGGCCGCCAACGCCTGAAGGAGCAAGCCAGCTAGAAGTTGAACAGTCAAACTTACGCCCTAAATTATTGCATTATAAATTTGAGTCGATAATCAACTGGGATTACACGACTATAAATAACAAGGAAGTTTTGTCTTTGTTGGTGCTAGTGGAGTCAACAACCAAAAGAAACGGCTTTAAAGTTGAAAGCGAAAAGCAGTATCGAGTATTAGAGTTAATTAACGGCATTTATCATCAGTCATTATACAATAAAGATAAAAGCGTAATCGAAGATGCAGCGCCCGTTATTATTAACGGTAAAAATGCAACTGAAATCCCTTTTTTCTGGCTACAGGCTGGAGAAGGAGCTAAAGCGGTCATTGATGATTTAGTGGATTGTAACTTTCAACACTATAACATTTACGCTGATTACGGCTCTAAACTGCATTATTCGTCATTTATTATATACTATGAAACAGGTGTTAATGGTGTTAATAATGGCGCAAGTCAAAACATGGTTGTCGGTAATGGTGTAAAGTGGAATGGTGGCAGCGAGTCAAGTTTCGGAGTGTTACAGCCAGACGGTAACGCAGATAGTCACAGAATAGCCTTACAAGATACAGAGCAGCGTATGGCAGCATTGGGCGCTGAAATGTTAAAGCCTCGCGTTAGTGGTGCGGAATCAGGCGAAGCAAAAGCATTAGATCAAGTTGCTCAAAACTCAACGACTGCAAATGTAGCTAATACCGTTAGCGACGTGTTGACTCGTGCGTGTAACTTTGCAAGTATGTGGATGAATGGTGCGGAAGATACGGTTTATAGTCTCAATACAGACTATAACCCAACTGGAATGAATCCTCAGCTATTAACAGCATTAATGGCGGCGGTACAGTCTGAGAATACTATCAGCGGTCAAACTTTGTATGAGCTAATGCAGAAAGGTGAGGTAGCCAGCACTGAAAGAACGTATGAAGAAGAACAGGTTTTAATATCTCAACAAACGACGAATATTGAATAATGGCTGATCCAATTCAACAAGCAAGCAGGCATTCAATCTATGTAAATAGGTTCGCTGGCTACCTTGCTAATTTATTCAATCCATACTCTGAAAAGTTAAAGCGTGAATTACGCTTGATTATGCTTGATGCACCTGAAACAACGCAAAGTATTAGGCGCATTAATCAAATAATAAAAGAGTTCAGAAGTATTTCACTGTCTCTATATGGTGATTATAACGATAAAGATATTTTATCGGAGTTAGAAGCCTTTGCCATTAGTGAAGGTGATTTTACTATTGACAGCTTAAGGTCAGTGATTAAATCATCAGCAGAACTAACCTCACCAGCCCCAGCTCAATTATGGGCTGGCGTGAATTCCACCCCTTTAGTGATGCCCGGTCAAGGTGGTGTAAATTTATTGCAGCCTTACATAAAAGAAATGGAAGCTATCCAGATTAAGAAAGTATCAGACTTGATCAAAGTCGGCTTTATGACAGGTAGAACTTCACAACAAATAGCGAGAGACATAGCAGGGAAAGACGGTTATCTAGACAAGCAGAATAAGCGGGCTATTAAATCAATGGTGCGTACTGCGACTAATCACGTTAGTAATGTTGCACGACAAAAAACTTACGATGAAAACGAAGATATTGTTATCGGGTACGAATGGGTTTCAACTTTAGACGGTCGAACAAGTAATATATGCAAGGGATTAGACGGAACTATATTCTTAAATAAAGACAAAGACAAGCGATACCCTCCTGCGCACGTAGGATGCCGAAGCACTACAGCACCATATTTAAACCCCATTTACGCTGATGATGATAACGGCACGCGTGCAAGTGCTGGTGTGTCAGGTGGTAAACAGGTTGATGCTGATTTAAGTTATTATGATTGGCTAAAGCAACAAGGCAGTCAAGGCAAGAAAGGTCAAGCATTTGTTGCTGACGTACTAGGCAAAGAAAGGGCTGATTTATTCTTAAATGGAGGGTTAAGTGTTGCGAAGTTTAAGCAACTGACAATGGACGATCTATTTAGACCGTTACCACTATCAGAGCTTAAAAAGAAAACTAGTTTACAACTGGCGTTTGATGAAATTGATGGTTAACCCCTATTTACCCAGTCAACAAGCTGTTTAGTTCTAGGGCTGCTTTTATCGCCAAAATTAACCACCTCAACCAACGCAATCAAAATCTCTAACGCAGATATAATGATTTTTGGTATAAATGCAACGGCAAGAAATAATACCGCAATCGGCAAAACGACCCACCACCTCCAGTTTTTAATTGTTCTTCTTGCTTCAAAAGCCATCAACCTTTCCTTTTAATTAAAAATAAATACTAGTGACATTATTACCATTAGCAAAAGTGAATATTACTTTGTCGTATGCTGTTATATTGTAAACTGCACTACATGACTCGTAAGTTCTGCGCTTGTAGCAATCAACATTGTGCGGCTTAATCTCAACCTTGGATATCATTCGTTCGTAGCTATCACCAATTTTTACAGAACTTAATCTTTCTATGTATCTATCTTGTGCCTCTGTTAAGGCACATCCGCTAAATAATATTACTGTTACTGCTGTTATTAATTTAATCATTTTTACTCTCCTTTATATTTGTTAAAACACCATAAAAAACATCCATTACATCAAGGCATTTTTTAGATAGTTCGTTAGTCTCTTTAAAGTTAAACATCCCAATAACATACTCTAAAGCTTCATCATAAGAATTAGATGTTGCTATTTGACCTATAATTAACGTCTCAAGCATTAGTCTGGTCATTTTTACTCTCCAGTTCATTTATTTTATTCTCTATAACTCCTGATGTAATCAGTGTAAAGCTGATGTTAGACTCATCTATATGCGACACAAGGCAAGGTGATTCATAGTAAGAGCCATCAATAATATCAAACCCTACATTAAACGATGTACCTATATCAGCTTGACCCGTCAGGAAGGATATAACGCTAGAAAGATCGCAGTTATTTACGCTTATAGCTCCATCATGAAAATCAATTTTTTCAGATTTTACTTTTACACCATTAAGGTAAAGGTTTGATATTTTCATTACTTATCCCCTAGTTCATTTATTTTATCGACTATCTTTTTATTCTGCTTATTATCTTTCTTTTCATGGTCGCGATACCAGCGCAATGAGTAACCTATTTCTTTTAAGAACTCAGGTAATGAGTAGCCTTTATCTTTAATCTTTCTTGTTAGTTTGTTCATAACCACTCCTTTAACTTAAGACTTAATCTTAACAATTTTCTTTGTGATAATAGCAGTGGCTTGGTGATATTATCCTTAACCCTAATATCAATGATAATACATTTCATCTTAACCCCTGTTATTTGCATTGTTAGCATTAATATAATGCACTAATTGCATCATTACAAGCTTCATTTTGATTTAATGTTAAATAGTGTTAAAATAACTCAAGCGGTCGATTTGACCAATTAATGCGCTAAGCGCTAACTAACCTCAAGGGTTTAACATGTTGAACGGATTAGAAGAAATACTAGCAAAGCACGAACTATCTGACGAGGTAAAAACGGCTTTATTGGGAGATATAAACGGTGCAGCCAAAGGTCTCGTCAATAAAAAGACTGAGCTAGAGCTGAAAATTGCCAATAAAGAAGGCTTAACAGCGGCAGAAAAAGCAAAGCTAGTTGAGCTTGAGCAGTTTAAAAGTAACGCTGAAATAGCTAACGCTAAAGCTGCTGAAGATTGGCAGACAGCAAGTGATTTGCAAGCGGCACAATGGAAAATAGAGTCGGAAGCTAAAGATTCGCGCATTGCAGCTTACGAAAAAAGCGAGAGTGATCGATTAATTACCGATGGCGCTCGTAAGCAACTAACTGATTTAGGTGTAAACCCTTTGCATATGGAAGCGCAAATGGCATTGATTACCCTTCAGTCAAAGATTGTCGATAGTAAAGCTATGATAGGCGATCAAACGCAAAGCGAATTTATAGAAAAATGGGCCTTAACTGATAGCGGCAAAGCTGCGATAACTGCTCAAAATAATAGCGGTGGAAACGGTAACGGTGGAACTAATACGCCAACCGGGAAGCCATTAACATTAACTGAAAAAGCGATTCTCGCTAATCAGAATAAATAAAGAGAACTATCATGGCTAATGTACAACTTGCAGATATTTATAACCCGTTAGTGTTTTCGGGTGCAGAACAAGAATCACAAATTGAGCTTAACGCATTTTTAGCGTCAGGCGTAATGGTAATGGATCCACGCTTAACAGCTATGGCTTCAGTTGGTGGTAACATCGGCGAGCTGCCGTTCTTTAAACCTTTAGGCACTCAAGAGCCTAATTACTCAGATGATGTTACAGGCAACACTTCAACGCCTAATAAAATCACTGGCGCTAAAATGAAATATCGTTTAGCTAGTCAAAATCAGTCTTGGTCTACAATGGATCTTGCTGTTGATTTAGCTTTAATCGATCCTGTTGGCGCTATCACTGGTCGTATTGGTCAATATTGGGCAACTATTTTAGAACGTCGATTGATTCAATCAGCTATGGGCATCTTAAATGATAACGTAGCAAATGATTCTAGCGATATGGTTGTTAATATTGCCACTGATGCTGCTGGCGCGATCACTGCTGCTGAGCTTATCAGTAACGATGCAATTTTGGATGCACAACAAACTGCTGGTGATCACCAAAGTGGTTTTGGCGCTATTGCTATGCACTCAGTTGTTTACAGTCGCTTACGTAAGCAACAGTTAATCACATTTATTCGTGATGCAGATAACAACACTTTATTCCAAACTTACGGAAACTTACGTGTAATTGTTGATGATTCATTAAGCGCTGTAGCTGGTACAAACCGCGTTACTTACACTACTGTTTTATTTGGTAATGGTGCAGTTGCTTCTGGCATGGGTACAGTTCAAAACCCTAGCGAATTAGATCGCAGCCCAGAAAAAGGCAGCGGTGGTGGTCAAACTGACTTGTACTCTCGTCGTGCTGATATTGTTCATCCGTTAGGCTTTGAGTTTACTTCTGCTTCTGTTGCTGGGCAATCTGCTACACTTGCTGAATTAGCTACTGCCGCTAACTGGAATCGTGTTTGGGAACGAAAGTCTGTACCAATGGCGTTTTTGAAAACAAACGGTTAATAACTAAAAAAGGGTGTAAAAGCCCTTTTATTTTAAAGGTGTGTAGATGGAAGATTCAACAGAACATAACAACGCTCTATTTAAAGAGATAGGTAAATTAGAAGCTAAAATAGTGGATTTGAAATCACAAATGAAGCCGATAGAATTACCAAAGCAAGCAAGCCTTAATGATTGTAACGCCTTAGCAAGAAAAGCCAAGACCGCCCCACTCAAGATAAACCCCAAGCTCGTGGCTGAAGAAGCTGGCTTTAAACACAAATAAATAAAACCCTCCAAGCGAGGGTTTTTTATTGCCTGCCGTTTAATGCTACAATGCAAATAAAAGAGGCTTTTAAATGAGTGCATATAAATCAAATACTGATTCCGAGGAAATACTTAATCACTTGCTTGCCAAAATAGTTATAGCAAATGGCGGAAGTATTAAAAGTAACGACAAAGTATCATTATTGCAAAGCTGGCTTACAGCGATAGGAGGTTAACATGCCCGGTGTAAATAGATTATTACAAGACATACTTACGGCAACAGAAGCGGCTTCAGGTGGTGCAACACCACTATTAAACCGTGTAAGAGTAACACAAGCTAGTGATTTGTCAGGTGTGCTTGATAGCGATAAAGAATACTTTATTGACGGCGTTGTCGATATGGGTTCGCAACCAGTTGAGATACCACAAGGAGGGCTTAGTTTGGCTGGTTATAATTTTGACGCTTCAAAGTTAATATCTAGTGAAGGAAACTATACTATGTTTACCTCTCCTGTTGGCGGTTCAGGTAATGTGCTTGGAAAAGATTATGCTATCGAAGTGACTGGAGTAGCCTCTAAAGTTTATGGCATAAAGTCAGCTACAGGGGCTGAAGCATTTGAATTTGCGCGAATAAATTATAATGATTGTTCGTCTCTCGGTGTTATAGATAATTACAGGCAAGGCTTGGAGGTCGGCACTGGGAGATTTGGTGGTAAACCAGAATTAACACTGGCGGGAGCATGGTTAGGAGGTTATTTTATTGACACATCAATAGTTAGAGGTATGGTTGATGGGGTATATAGCTTGTTTGCTGCTGGCGCAGGATTTACGATGGCCTCTAGATTTAGGTCTAATATGAATCTAGATCTTCCCGCTAACGCTTCATTTTTTGATTTTTCTCCAGCTAACTTTGTTAATCCATCTACTTTACAAATACAGGGCGCAATAGCTACCCGTGATGGAGTTTTTAATTCAAAAGACACAAATATATCTCCTAACATAACTGAAACTGACTTGGTTTCTAACTGGAGTGAAAATAACGGCATGCCTAATACTTTCGAGGGTGGCTCTATCGGTGTTACCTCTGAGGCAACAACAACGATAAATACACAAGGTGTCTTTGTTGATATTGTTGCTGACTCATGGACTCCAGCAGATTTGCAGCACTTTGATAACCCTTCAAATGGAGAGTTAAGGCATTTAGGTAATACGCCTCGAGACTACAAAGTTATTGCAGATTTTACATTGGAAAGCGGATCTAATGACGACCTTAGTTTGCGTGTGCTAAAATGGGATGATTCAGCCTCTTCTTTTGTAACTGTTTTAGATCAATCTAGACAAGTTAACAATCTTAGCGGTGGTCGTGATGTTGCTTTTTTTAGTATTAATATAAACACAACCCTTGATAAGAATGATTACATAAAGCTACAGGTAACAAATCAGTCTGATGATTCGGATGTTTTAGCTGAAACTGATAGCTACTATATTGTAGAGCAAAGATAATAACAATAAACACAGGGATGTGACCTTATTCTTTAAATTAAATTATCGTGCTATAATCAACCAATATTAAAATTAATTAAGCTGATTTAATGAGAGAAACAATTCAAAGTATAATTGTAGGTGTGCCAATTGCTAACGAATTAACTAATCAAGGCTTTATTACAGCTTTAGATTTAGAGCAATCGGTTTGGCTTGGTATGACTTACGGGGCATGGTTTAAAGTTGGTATGGCGTTATCTTTGACGCTTCTTATCTTAGAAAAGACAATAAACATTTATAATAAGTTCAAAGCTCGCAAATCAAATAAAATCACTGGAATTTAAAATGTCGCAAAATTTAGTTATTCCAAACAAAGACAATAAAGTTACCTTTATATTCGGTGGCATAGACCTAACGCTTGCTACTGACTTAGTGGTCACGTTTGGCGCTGAAAGCTATTCTAAAGCACTTAACCCGACCATTGTTGTCGCCATTAGTGCCACTGAATTAAGCCTAGACTTATCAGCTACAGCGGAAGTAGGGAAGATATTCGCAACGGTTGCATACTTTGACGGCGCAAGCGTTAACGGCACTGACATAACTTCACAAGAGTTAAATAATAGTGGTCAAATTATTGTCGCTATTGGCAGCCAGTTAATTATCGAAGATGGTTCGATTGTTGTTAATGCTAATTCATTTGCTACTGATTCAGAATTGAAAGCATACGCCAATATTAGAGGTTTTGCTCTTCCTGCTACGCAACCAGCGCGTGAAGCTCTTTTGGTTCAAGCAGTGGACTATCTAACTAGTAAAGAATCAATGTTAAGTGGTGACAGGGTAAGTATAGATCAAGAATTGCCATACCCAAGAATAGGAGCTTGTGCAAAAGGCTTTGCTATTCCATCAACACTAATCCCAAGTGACATTAAAAAAGCACAAATGGAATTAGCTATTCAAGCTAACACTAGTGAATTATTAGTTAACAACTCTAATAAAAATGTACAAAAAGAAAAAGTCGGCACGTTAGAAGTATCATATTTCAGCGGTGGCTCATGGTCACAAGTTGAAACAGGTCGGGCAGATGCTTATTTAAAGCCTTTTTATGTTAATGGTGGCAATAGTAATATTATGGGGCGCGTGTAATGAGTCTTGACTTATCCTCAGTAGCTACAAAATTGATGAAGTCTTTAGGTGATGAAACTTACATAACTATCACGCGTAAATCAGGCGGCACGTTCGATCCTGTTGCTGGCGAAACTACTGGTGAAGTATTAACAACATTAAGTGCTGTTGGTGTAGTTGATAAAGTTGATAGTAAACTTGTTGACGGTACTCGCATAAAAGCAACTGATAAAATGGTGCTGCTTGATAATGGAGTCACGCCACTTTACACAGACTTGATAAACTTTAACGGAATCAGCAACACAGTACAGAGCATTAATGAACTTAATCATGCTGGTACTACTCAGATGTGGGAAGTTGTAACGCGTGGCTAAGTTTATAACCATTGGTCAGCTTAGTAGTGAGATAACAAAGGCACTAAAAAGCTCAGAGACTGACATAAAAGCAAAAGCAAATAAAGCGCTTAGAATTGCAGCGATAAAAACATGGGGCAAGATAATTAGAATGACCCCTGTTGATACTGGTAGGGCTAGGAGTAATTGGTTTATAGGTATGAGTGTCGGCAGTGAAATAAACACAGTAAACAGAAGGCGCGGTCCACAATATATAAACAATGAATTACCAAGCGACCTACTGAATAACAAAGTCTATTTATATAATAACCTTCCATACATAGATCGATTGGAATACGGCTACTCAGGGCAAGCACCTAAAGGGATGGTTAGAGTGTCATTACTTGGCTGGGATAGAGCGTTAAAAAAAGCATTTAAGGGCTTAGAATGAGTTATTTAAACATACACAAGGCGTTAACTCAGTCAGTTGTTGATTTAACTTTGGGTTTGCCAATAGCGCATGAAAACAAAGACTTTGACCCAGAAACGCAAGGGGGTAACGAGTATATCAGTATAGATATTTTATACGATGAGCAAAACACAGTTACCAAAACTGATTTAGATGATGTTAACGGCTTCCTTCAAATTAGCCACTTTGTTAAATCTGGCTCAAGCGTGGCTGTTACGTATGGATTAGTTGACACTTTAAATGCAGCTTACCCACACGCACGTAAAATAATATCAGGATCGCAAACGGTAAACGTACAAAACATCGAAGTTAACAAGCGAGGAAATTTTAATGGCTGGTATATTACTGACGTAACGGTCTATTTTTGGACTGATATTTCGCGTTAATAAAAAATCGTGGTAAAATAAATTTAATCAAACTTAAAAGGTAGAATAAAAATGGCTGGTGAACTTTCAGGCACGTTAATAGTATTAAACAATACAACAGGCGCAATAGTTGGGCAAGGTGATATGACTCATACTTACGGCGGCGCATTGATTGAGATTAGCAATAAATCTTACGGTGATGCAGTAACTTATCTTGACGGAGAAAATGCAAACAAACAGCATATCTTTGCTGGTGAATTCACTTACAATAACGACGCACAATTCCGCAAGGTTCGTGCTGATGCTTTTGCAGGAACTCAAGACACTTACACTTGTACTTACACAGGATCAGGCGCTACAACAGACGAATCATTTACAGGTTTATTCGTGCCAACTGGCCTTAGTGATGCTTTGCCTCGCGGTGCTAAAATAGCAACAACATTGTCATTTAACTCAAGCGGCACTGTTACAATAGTTGCGGCAGCTTAATGATCAAGCTTTGCTATAAAACTTATGAGTACAAGCTAACTCTTTCTGCTTGCAAATTCTTTCATGAAAAAACAGGCATGGATTTGCAGCATACATTGATGCTGTTTCTTGATGCTTGCCGCAAGTCTCAGAAAGTCGTGTACACAGAAAGATTAAGCTTGTTTCACGGATTAATGTCATTTAAAGATGCTTCTTATCTTTTTTATTCAGTAATAAAGGAAGCAGACAGCAGCATTCCGTTATGTGAGATTGAGGATGCCATGTTCAGAGTTAGCTGGATGCCTGCAACTGTTGATGATGCAGAACTATGCCAACCTTGGCCTTTAGTTTTAGTTGATTTGGCAACACAGGTTAGTGACTATTATTCTCAAATGGATAAAAAAAAAGCGGTTATTTAGGTGTTCAGTATAGCGAGTTAGTAGAATTCACCTTTGATTACTGGAGTTATTTTAAATACTGCGTTAATGATTTGAAGTTGCAACCATCAGAAGTGTGGAAGATGGATATTGTGGAGATTCATTACTTATCAAACAAGAAAAGCCAAAGCGAAGATACAAGCGCAATGCTTAACTTTGAAAGAAAAATAAACGGGGCATCTAAGCAATGGCTACAACAGAATCACTTATAGTAGAGCTTGACGCAAAAACAGCAAAGCTAGATAAAAAGCTAAAAAAAACAACTAAAGGCTTCAATGATCTAGATAAGAAAACAAAAGATACGGATAAATCATTTGCAGGCTTTGAGAAAACAGCTTTAGCCGCCGCAGTCGCCGTAACAATTGCAGCCGCCGCCACTGTCGCAGCAATAAGATCCGCAGGAACATTCGCAAAAGAATTAACTGTCGCAGCAAATAGAGCAAATGAAAGTGTAGAGAATATGCAGTCATTAGCTTTTGCTACAAACACTGTAAATGTTTCGCTGGAAAAGCTTGGTGATATCGCTAAAGATACCAATGAGAAAGTTGGTGAATTTTTGGCTACAGGTGGTGGCGGGTTTAAAGATTTTGTTGATGTTCTAGGCTTATCTGCTGAAGAAGCCCGCAATGCTGCTGAAGAATTTCAGAGCATGAGCGGTCCAGACGTATTACAAGAAATGGTTAACCGCATGGAAGATGCTGGTATATCATCCCAAAAAATGAGTTTTGCCCTTGAAGGTGTAGCAAGTGACACGACCGATTTAATACCATTGTTAAAAGATGGTGGTAAGGCGATGAAAACCTTGCGAGAAAACTTCGACGATCTAAATATAACCATATCAGACGCAGATATAAAAAAAATAACTGAGGTTAATCAAAAGCTATCTGAAGCAGCGGGTATATTTGACGCAGAAAGCAAACAACTTATTGCTGACTATTCAGAAGAATTAATAAAAGTAATTGAGGCAACAGTATGGTTAGGTCAAAAAACATCTGACGCATTCAGTGTTATAACTGGCGGGTTTGGCAATCTGATTGATCTTGCTGGAGCTGCATTAAATGACTTTGTTAATGGTACCGAGACATTTGAGGCTGCACTTGCTGAACGCACAGAGTTATCAAAAGAATTACTTAACAACCTGCTTGGCGAGGATCTTTATAAACTAGGAAAAGATAAAGGTGAGGAAGCTGGAAAGGGATTTACTGACGGGATTGTAGAAATCACCATAACAGGCGGCAAGCAGTTGTCAGCATGGGAAAAGTTAAACGACAAACAAAGACTTGATGCTCAAAAAAACTATATTACAGCAGCAAAAACACTTAGTAGCAAATTCCTAGAAGATAATAAAGCGATCAACGCAGGGCTTATAGTTGCTGATGCTGCTGTCGCTATAATGCGGCAGTTTAAAGATTTGCCGTTCCCTGCCGCACTTGCTTCATCTGCTGTTATTGCTGCTACAGCATTGGTTCAGCTATCTGACGTAATGTCAGCAAGCCCCGGAGGTGGAAGTGTTTCAGGTGCTAGTGCAGGTTCGGCAGAGCCAGCACAGCAAAACTTTCAAGAGCAAACATCATCGCTAGAATTAACCAACTCAAGCAATAGTGGCTCTCAAACTGGAGCTGTGCCATTCGCCACTGATTCAGGCGACGAAATAATGGACGTAATAGCAAGATTACTTAATGAACGTCAAGAACTAGGCAGAAATTAATGGCTGAACTAGCAATATCAACATCAAACGTATTAATCGATCAAGTGCCTGTTTTAACTGATGCAGGTACGGGCGAGATTGCGGCGAATATATCAGATCCAGATCATTCATTGAATTACACCTGTGGCACTGCTATCGGTGACTTTCAAGCGAGTTATGGCGCACAATCTAACATTAGTTATGTTGCCATTTCAGGTCATACGGCAGCAACTCCAGATACAGCAACTATACAGCTTTATGACGGCGTTACTCTTATTGAGTCGGTTATCATAATTAGAAACAATAATATAATGTTTACGTTTCCAGAAATGAGTTTTACAGATTTAATTGTTAAATTTATTACTATACCGAACAATTATCAAATGACGGTTAGTTTTATCGCAGCGGGTAAATACATTGCTATTAATACAGGTCAACAAGCGGGATATTCTCGTAACTGGTTAAATAGACACGTAACACAAAGAAGCAATAGCACGCTAGAAGTTGGACCTATATCTTCAACACAAAGAGCAAAGGCTTTAAAGGGTATGCTTTCACTTCCTAATGAGCTAGATATTTTCACAGAGGGTACTTGGCAGGATTTTATAGACTTTAGTTTTGAGCAGCCTTTTTTTATTAAAGAGTTTGAAGATAAACCTGAGTCTAGTTATATTTGTTACGACCCAATGCCCGGCGTTAAGTCCCACCCGCAAACACCAACGCTAGATGTAAT